CTGATGCTATTATATATTCTTCTAATGCATCAGGTGCATCCGGTGGTCCTTCTGATCTATCGCATTTTAAGGATTTATTAGCATTATCTAAAGACGAAGGTTTGTTTGGAGAGGTTAGAAACTTAATCTTGCAGTTCAAAAATGGACAAGAGATTCTGGACTACGCCGACGCACTTCTTTTGAATATTAACTTAGATTCAACAGAGAACAACCCAGAATATGGGGGTGTTCACTCCAGAATTGTTACTTTCAATGCATTGGGGGGTAAAGATAGAGTAATCGCTATTGTAGATTTCTTATCGCAATCAGCACTAATGCCAATTCATAATACAATCTTCCAATTTTTAAAACTAATTTCCTCTGATCGTACTTTCGATCACCGTGCCGGCATAAGTGAACTGATTGAAGAAAATCATAAGAATTACTATTCTATTGATTTAAAATCAGCCACAGACCGAATTCCTGTAAAACTACAAGCAAGATTAATAGCTCGTCTTTTTACAAAAATTGGATTTGACGGCGAGAAAATAGCTTTGCATTGGTTAGGAGTAAATAATAGAACATTCTCAACCAAAGGATCAGCATTATCTAAAGAACATGATAGTTTGAATTACGCTGTTGGTCAAGCTATGGGCATGCTTGGATCTTTCGCTTCGATGTCATTGATTCACCACTTTATTGTCAATGAAATCTGTCACTGCAACCAAAAGCTTTACAGATTGGTCGGAGATGATCTGCTGTTAGTTAGCTCTTCTGCATACGCTTTATATTGCGATCATATGAAAGAGATTGGGGTAAATCTTAATTTTAACAAAACACTCTGTTCCGTTGACAAAGAATTATGTACCTTCGAATTTGCACGTAACTACGTAGTTAAAGGCTCCAAACTTAATCCCATCTATTTCGGTAAAGCTATCAGCAAATTAAAGGGGGATCTGACCACCACAGACTTGATACTAGACATAATTCACTACTGTGATAAGAACGTACTGTACAACTTAGCTTCAGGGCATCTTCTAACTGCCCTATCCATAGATGAAATGCTCATCTTTACTGTATATTTAGCGTCTACACATTCTCCGCATAGAAAACCTCTATCATTTCTCGAATGTAAACAACTGTTTGAGAAAACATTCGATAGACCATACTTTAGCGCAGGTGAATTCGCTAAATTAGTTCACGTTACCAATCTCGAGTTATCGAAACCTGTCAAGTTGAAGGGAGTATATAACGCAAAAGGTTTAACGGCGTTAATACAGTCCAAGATGCACATATTGGATAAGCACAAAGACAAAGATAGACTTAAAAGTTATTTTCAGTTACTAACGTACCTAGACGGAACAACAGCTACGATTGCTGCTGAAAAGTTTTTCCGTTTCTGTGTAGATCAAACACTACAGGAAGAGAGTGATAAAATACTCTGTTCACCCGTTTTGACGAGGAGGCTTAGAACATCAATTGTCGAAGTATATAAAATAACCGTTCCGAAAGGAAAATCTAGCATGAACAAATCAGGTTAAGCGCCATTCCTGACACGTTCCCGAGTTGTCCAACAATAGGTAGAGATACCTTCGCTCGGAAGAAAGCTAAATGCTTTCGACGAGTTCGGTGCTATAGTGACCGACCTTTTAAGCCTAAAATTATTAGATGTAATAATCAATAATCAAGGTGTGATTGGTAAATAAATCTCGAGGGAATTCGATACATGTAAATCTTATGGCCGACTCCTTGGAAACGGTTAAACCCAGGGGCGAAAGTGAGAGGAATTATATAAGTATATATTCTTTCAACTTATAAATTAAGACTTTTAGTCTCGCCATCATGTGGACGCTGAAGGAAACAGTCTCCGTCTTATCGAAGTTATCACCATTGTATCTTATAAATAAGGATACAATCAGGACGAACGTTAAGCCCCGAGAGTATAAAGAAAGAAATAAATCGGCTTAAATCGTTGATTTGTTTTCAACTTTGTAATTTTAGTCTAAACGCAGTTTATTCTACGTAGTCACGTCATGTATCTACTAGTTTTGTAGAACACGATATGATTTACAAATTTCCGAGTTTATTTGGATTCGATGACATTTAATCATCTTCACCGTCGTCGCCCAAACGACCTGTGTTTTAAATTAAAATACTTATACAATTACTATAGCAATGCAGATGCAAGAACAAAAATGGCGAAATCCGCAACCATGAATTTTCAGGAATTAATTAAACTAAATAAAATATTCGGAGAGTCAATAAAGCAAACTCTCGTTAATAAAAAGCTTACAACCATAGTGCAACAAATCGACTTATTCACTTCTAACAGTAATAGAATTCATTGTTACATGATAGAGGATAGATTTAAACAAACTAAGAAGTCAGTTAATAACGTTAAAACAATTGAAAACGTCAGTCAGTTAACCAGACAAATCCTTGGAATAAAGAAACAAACCGCTGAAAGTTACCCTGCTCCATTGGTTGTTGCAGGTGTTTTCAAACAGCTTGAGACCCACTTTCTTAAATTTTCGATTGATAGAATCTCCATCAATGACCGAAAAGATATAATTATCAACTACAATGAGTTAAAATGTTTTTCTCCTGAAATTCGAATATTATTTAACAGCCTGGAAAAAATATTAATAGGCGTCGATAATATAAATAAATTAGACCGTGAAAAGATATTATCTTATATTTTCTCACAAATCATAATATACCGTAATTATAAAATAAGAAAAAGCACCTTTTCGAGTGAGAGCATCATTGGTGAATATACTGGTACCACGACGATCA